TCCCTACCGCGACAAGGACGGGGCCTTTGTCATCCCCGCCGTCGTCTCGCACCGCCAGCACCCCGAAGATTCGTTCTGGGACCAGGACTCGGGGCGCGATCTCTATAACGCCGCCGTGGGCCTCGGTTGGAAACTCACACTCAAGGATTATTACTTCAAGACCGCCTCGTTCAAGCAAATCTACGTCATCGCCGACGACCTGAATGTGCCGAATAAACAGCGAACGGACCCCATGACGATGCTCCATCTCAAGGGCGAGAACTCATCGATAGGCACCCTTGACCTCCAGATCGCAATGGATCAGCTCGATAAATCCATCGCCGCCGACATCAATATGATCATCAACAACTACGGAATTTCGGCGGACATGTGGTCGCTTTCGGTGAGCGAGATATCGGGGAGGGCGCTCAAGATCAGGAACATGGCGCTCCTCGAATCGCGGCAGGAGCAGGTTCCGACCTACAGACAGCTCGAGACGGAGCTATTCGAGAAGACCCGGATCGTCAACAACGCCCACGCGGGCTTCTTCGGCTGGGAACAGATCCCGGAGAACGCGATATTCACCGTGGACTTCGGAGAGATCGAGTTCCCGGAAGACCCCGTCTACGAGATCGACCTCGAGGCCAAGCGGCTCAAGAGCGGCATCATCGGGCTCGGTCAGTTCTATCAGCGCTTCAACCCGGATATCACGGACGTCGACGAGGCGGAGGCGGCCATCCTTGAGAACCTGAACAAGCTCAAGGAGACGCGGGAAGCAAACCCATCGCTCGACGAGGCCCTGGACTTCATCATGAAGGCCGGGACAAAAAAGCCGGGCGAGGCCGCGGCTGCGCAGCCGGGCCCAGGGGAGGCATCATGAAAGTCGGAAAGCGCGGGCTGAAGATGTCGTCGGGGAAGATTTTTCATTTCAAGTCTAAGAAGAGAAGGGCCAACTTCGAGAAGGTTGCGCAAGCCTTTAAGCACGGCTGGAAACCGACGAGAAAGAAATGATCGAACTCAAGGGCCATATCCTCAAGCTCCAGAAGGTCGAGAACCGAATGGCGGAGATTGCCGGGCTCAAATTCAGGCTGATGGACGAGGCGCGACTCCTCGGCAAGGACGGCAAGGCTTACGCGGGCGAGTACACGGACGCGCTCGCGCGGGATATCTTCGAGGGCGTGCGGCAAGCGGTGAAGCTCGGGATGGAACTCGGGGGGTCCATCAATGGCTGATAAGAAGAACCTCCAGCTCGAGGTCTTCCGGGTGAAGGTCCGGTTCCTCATGGAGCAGTACGCGGCGAAAATGCGGATATTCGTGGCCGAGAACAAGGCGGCCGGCATGACCCCCGAGGCCATTAAGGCTATGCGCGAGAATCCGCTGTCGCGTTGGGCGATGGAGCGGGAGGCGCTCAATAAGGCCGTTAAGCGTGAGGTTGCAGGACTCATCAACCGCGTCCATATTGCGGCGTACACGCGGGAGATGAAGTAATGCCTGAAGGCGAACTCCTTCAGAACGTCATCTGCTCGATGAATCCCTGCCCGATCTGCATCGACGCGGCGGACCAGGAGCCGGTGACCTACGAGGAGTGGGCGGGCTCCGAATGGGGGCTTCCGGGGAGTTCCGCGCGGTACTGCGAGGATGACTGCCACTGCATCCTTGTCCCGGTCGATGCGATGGGCGAGCTCCCCGAGATCTCGAACCTGGTGAAGCTCAGGGGCGAGGAGGGGACGGAAATCACGAGCATCGTGGATATTTCGCCCTCGGAGCAGGGCTTGAAAGAGGCGATGGAGGAATGGAACGCGATGGGCATGCAACTCCCTCCGGAGATCTACGACATGGACGTCATGAAGGTTGAGGCGTACCTGAGAAAACTGATGGAAGAAATGGGCGGCGGACCCCTGGCTAAGGTCGCCGATGCGGCAATGATAGCGCTCCGCGAGAAGGGCCTGGCGAGCGGAAACGAGAGTTTAATTTCCTTCGGGGCTGACGGGGAAGTGCTCCTCCAGAAGACTGGGAATAAAAACAGCGTCGACTTTACGGACGCGGAAGGTGAGGCGATGAAGGGGGCGGCAGTTGAGATTCATAATCACCCGTCGTCTTCTTCTTTTTCAAGCCAGGACATTCAACATTACGCCTATCTGGAAGTCGAGAAGGGAGTTATTGTCTCCGAGAAATTCACTTATACCGTGGAACCGCCGGCCATAGGCTGGGGGCCCTGGCGGGATCTCGGCCAGGAATATAATTCAATCTCGTCGAGCTTGCGGACGAAATACGAAGCGGTTTACGACGCGCACAAGGCGGCCGGGATGAGCGAGGCGGATGCGCAGGACGCAACGGCGCAAGCTCACTCTCACGAAGTCATGGAAAAGCTGGCCGATAAATACAAATTGACATATAGGCGGACAGGAGCCGAATGATGACGAAAGAGAAGCTGCCGACTATGCTGGACGGGCCCGGCTCCGGCGCCGGACACGGGGAGATCCGTTACGGGCCGGAGGCCGCGAAGCGCCGGAAGAAGGAAGAGGAAAAGGCCAGGCGGGAGCAGGGGAAGCGGCCGAAGAAATGACCATAAAGATCACGGGAGTCGCCGAGGTGAAGCGGCAGTTCGCCGCCATCGAAGCGTTCCTGGCCTCCACGAAGCCGATGGAGGGGATCGTCGCGGAAATCAAGGACATCATTCTCATAAAGACCTCGAGCGGGCTGGATTATATGGGTCGGAGCTTCAAGCCGTACTCGAAGGCGTACAAGAAAAAGAAGACGGGGATGACGGCGACGGGCAGGCCGAACTTGAAGCTTTCCGGGACGATGCTTGACGCGATCAGGGCCGAGGTTAAGGATGCGCGGCACGGGGCGGTATTTGTCGCCCCGGTCAGTGAGCCCAGGGGTAATGCGCAGTCAGATATGCTCGCCCAGATCCACACGACGGGGACGGGGAAGCAGCCGCAGAGAGAATTTATGAACCTGGCGCCATCGGCCGTCAAGAAGCTCACCAAGAAGTACTACGACGACGAAATCCTGGAGCTCGTGAAGGCAACGCGGTGAACATGAAGAAGCTCATCCGCACGAAGCGGTAAGCAAATAAATTACAGGAGGCCAAGCATGGCTACGGAAGAAAAAAAAGAAGAGACCAAGAAGGTCGAAGGCGAAGGGAAAGAGGCGGAGAAATCCGAACTCGATCCGACGATCGTGGCCCTAATGAAGGACCCCGACGCCATCGCCAACCTGCTCAAGACGAAGCGGGATTCGAACGCCGAGGCGAAAGCCTACCGCCTGAAGCTCGAAGCCAAAGATAAGGCCGAGACTGAGGCGAAAGAGGCGGCCCTGAAGGAACAGGGAAAGTTCAAGGAACTGGCCGAGAGTGCGAAAACCGAGAGTGCGAAAGCGCTGGCCGGCTTCATAAAGAGGCTGGCGGACCTGACCATCAAGAATGAGGCAATCGCCCTGAACGCGATCTACCCGGACGTGGTTGTCCTGGCCGTCGATAGGGCGGGGATCAAGGTCTCGGCTGACTTGGAAACCGTGGAGGGCGCGAAGGAAGCGGTCGAATTGCTCAAGAAGAGCAAGCCGGACCTCTTCAAGGAAGCCGGGCAGACCGGCACCCCGCCTCCCGGGACCCCGAAGCCGCACCTCAAGGGCACTTTACAGCCGGCCGCAGGCGAAAGCGTCTATGACCGGATCACAAGGGGGCTCGAAGGTAAGAAGAAATAACCCTGAGCCTCCAAAAGGAGATACAACACTATGGCTCAAACACTCATTGAGTACAGTAAGCAGACGCAGGACCCCATCCTGAGCGGCGTCATCGAGACGTTCGCCAAGTCCTCCGTCATCCTGGACGCCCTTCCTTTCAAGAGCATCCAGGGGAACGCCCTAGCCTACAATCAGGAAAGCGTTCTGCCCGGGATCGGATTCCGGGGAATCAATAAGGCGTACGCCGAAAGCGTCGGCGTCCTCCTCCCCTTGACCGAGAAGATCAAGATCATGGGCGGTGACATGGACACCGACAAGGCACTCGTCAAGATGTACGGCGCGTCCCGGCGGGCGACCGACATCCAGATGCAATCCAAGGCGACGGCGCTTCGCTTCACGAAGGAGTTCTTCGACGGCGACGAAGCGACGGACGTGACGGGCTTCGACGGCGTCAATAAGCGGCTCACCGGCAACCAGGTTATCTATGCAGGGGATAACGGCGCAGTGCTCACCAAAAACCTACTCCTCCTGCTCATCGACGCGCTCGACGAAAAGCCGGATCTTCTCGTGTGGGGTAAGGCGTTCGACCGCCAGGTCGACAACCTCTACTCGGGGAGCACCATCATCACAATCGACAAGAATCAGTGGGGCGAACGTGTCAGGCTCTTCGACGGGATCCCCATCGGCATCGTCGACAAGGACCACCTGGGCAACGTCATCCTGGAATTCGACGAGATACGCGGTACGTCCGGCTCCGTCTGTGGGTCGGCCTATGCCTTCAAGTTCGGCGTCGATCAGTACGTTGCCGGGCTCCAGAACGGTGAACCCGAAGGTGTCGATCTCGGGGAAATCGACACGATGCCGGTCTATCGGTACCGCCTGGAATGGCTGATCGGCATGGCCATGTTCCATCCCCGGTGCGCAGCCAGGCTCGCGGGTGTCCTCAAGGCGTCCACTATTCTGTAAGGAGAAAATCATGAGTCACGAACAAAGCACAATCATCAAGGATGAGTTGCTCATCCTGCGGGCCAGCGCGGCGGCTACGGCGGTCGCGACAGGGACGGGACTCCCCATCGGACCGACGGGGCTGGTTAAAGCCGTCGTCAACGTCACGGCCCTGGCCACGAGCGGCACTATCGCCGTCAGTATCGAGGAGAGCGATACGCTGGGGAGCGGCTACACAACCGTCGCCTCATTCCCCGTCATCGCGGCCGTCGGTCTCTATGAGTTGCCCTTCCGGGCGACCAAGAAGTACGTGCGGTACGAGACCACCGCCGTTCACAGCACCGAATCAATCACCTACGAGATCCTCGTCACCACGGTCGAAAAGTAAGGGAGACCCATGCCGATCTATCTCCTTGAAATTCCAGGATCGGAATTTACGGGATTCAAGGGCGGCGTGGACTTCTACTGGGGGAAGGGGTCGACGAGCTCAAAAGCTGATGCGGATCGGCTGGTAGTTAAGGCTGGTTGCCGGATCGTCGAACCCGCAAGCGAAACCAAGGTTGAGGGGGTCCCAGCCGGGATCCCCTTGGCCATCTCCACGCCGGCAGGCGAGACGCCGCAGGAAACGAAGCCCAGGATGGGCACGCGTAAGGGAGGCAGGAAAAAATGAGCTACATCATCAAGTTGAGCGAAGATCAAGCTCCCCAGGACGCAGTCTTTCTCATCGAGGCGAAGGTCTACTCGGCCGGGGTCCAGGTCAAGCCGACTTCGGCCACGGTCACAATCCGCGACCCCGACGGTACAGAGGTCCTGGCGGCAACTGCGATGACGGTCGACGGCACAACCGGCACGCTGAGCTACTTACTCGCCGCGGCGAAGACAGCGGACCTCTGGGAGAGCGCCGTCATCGAGATCAATTACACAATCGCTACGGTCGTTTATCGGGCGACGTTCTTTTTCGACGTCGTTATTACGCCGCTCGCGTGCGATGTCATCGACGTCGACCTCAAGGCATACTTTCCGCTCCTGGCGGATGAAATCTGGACCGGCACGACGAGCTTCAGCGGCCAGATAGCCGAGGCGTTCAATGCCGTCAAGCGGCTCATTAAGGACAAGGGCAAACGGCCCTCGATGCTTATTGACGGCTCCCAGGTCCGGGAGCTTGTCATCATCAAGACCTTCGAGATGATCTTCTTCAACTTCAGTAAAGACCCCGAGGACGTTTGGTGGAAGCGGTATATCGCATACCATGACCTGTTCACGGCAAGGTTCGCGGCGCTTCAGATCAAATATGACGAGGACGCGAGCGGGACGATCGAGGCCGACGAAAACCTGGGGCTCGGCCAGCTGACGCTGATCAGGTGAATTCATGACGAAAAGCAAGATCCGGACGCTCATCGAGGCCGTTGAGACGCGGATGACTGCGCTCGGGTTCACGGCGACGAATACCGTATTCGACTTCGACCTCATTCCGGATTCGATCATCCACAAAGCCTATCGGATCGAAAGCCGGATCATCGGGAATAACTACGGCATGGACAATCAGGCGAACCCGCGTGAGGAGATCGCGATCTGGATCGCCTACAAGATGAAGCGCGACGCCCGGGCGGCCTGGAAGACGGCGCTGGACGACAGAGAGGTCATCGAGGATGACCTCGTGAACAACCCGACCATCATGGCGCTCGACTCGGACCCGTTGCTGACCCTCGATTCGGAGGCGTCGGCGCAGAAGTATCTTGAGGATTACCTCGTTTTGAAGTTGGCCTTTACGGCCGACTATCTTAGAACTATTTCATGAGGTGAAATATGACCACACCAATTTATCCAAGTAAAAGGTTTTTCCGGGCGGGTGCGAAAAAGGGGGCCGCGTGGGGTGATGAGATCGTACTTGGCGCGACCAGCGGGATTCTGATCGAGAACGACGGCAACCCGCAACTCAAGCAGCCCTACAACTCGCACGACGACATCGACGCCGTAATGCCGCTCGACGGCGATCTCGGACCGATCGGGGCCGTCGACTTCGCCCCGGACTTCGCAGAACGGTATGATCCGGGCCCATTGGGGTCTATGATTGCGGCGCTATTCGGCACGTGCCCGGCTCCGACCGCGGGGAAGAGCATCCTCGATTGGGCGGATAGCGTTTCGGCTTTCTTCACGTTCGCGGTCGAGCGGCCCGGGACGATTATCGAGGTTCCGTCCGCGATGCCGATGAAGTACGGAGTGAAAATCGCGAGCGGCCTGCTCAAGGGTTCAATCGGACTCCGGGGCAATGCGCTCGTCGCCGCCCCTACCCTCAACACGGCGACGGTGATGGCCGCCCTGGGCTATGTGGACAAGGGGAACCGGATCAAGTTCTCGGAAGGCGTCATCCGCATGAAGGCACAGACCGGCACAACGTGGGCCCCCGGGGATATCCTCGAAGTCAGCGACATCGACATCAGCTATGAACGGACGCTCGATGATGTCCATGAGGCCGGGAGCGAAAGCATCATCCTGCCGAAGGAAAAGAGCTTCAAGATGACGGTTAAGGTCACGCTCCCGCGGACGAGTGCGGCGAATCTCGCGTATCTTGCGACGTTCAAGGCGATGACGGCGCAGCGGATGGAAATTGCGTTCACCGGCGGCATAGTGACAGGCGAAACCCATTACTCGCGCATCTACGGATTCCCGCGGCTGAAACTCTCCGCGCCGCCGGCGGCGCCGCTCGCGGACATTATGACCACGGTGCTCACGTTCGAGGCCGAGGAGGCTGCCGAAGCTCCCACAGATATGACCGGGCATGTGCGTCCGTATATCGAGATGGTGAACGCCGCGACGACGGGATATCTGGCGTAAGCGCAACCGTCCGAGGGACGGGCCGGGGTGGCCCGCCCTTTGCGATATTTCGAGAACCTTGCCCCCACATAAGGGGCAACTCCCTTTCTTTGAAATTGAGCCGTTCTGACGCCTGTTTAGGGGCTTTGTAGAGTCAATCCGTTGGATTTTTATTAGGAGGCCAAGATGGCAGAACTGAAATTCCCGAAGGCTTCGGTCATTCGGACCTTCACGCTCAAGACAGACCTCATTGATCCGCCGATCGTGAGACTGGAGCTCACCCCGGCCAGCGGCAAGGATAAGTATAAGAACATCCTTTTGCTGGCGGGAAACGTCAAGGACGGCGAGGATGTCAAGAAGATGTCGCCCGAGGCGCAGCTCAGGCTCATTGACGCCTTCGAGGGCCTTATTCCCGTTGTCTCAAAGCACGTCATCGGCTGGGATTTGACGGTGGGCGGGGAGCCCATTCCCTGCACAGACGAGGAGAAAACGAAATGGCTTGGCCCGCTCCTCTGGGAGATGACGGAGCCCGCCCGGCCCGAGGTGACATTCGACCCGGGCGATGACGAGGAGAAGGGGGCCGACACGTGGCTCTGGTCGGCCATCATGGAGATTATCTCCGACCAGGGGAACTTCCTAAAAAACTGACGGACTATCTCTCATGGCTCGCAATATGGGGCAACGCGGTGATCCCCCGGGAGATAGGGCAAGGAAGCGGGCCCGCTCAGAATCCGCCGCCGCTCGACGATCACTCGGCGGCAGTCATGGTCTGGTACAGCGAGAACGTCACGGCGTTTACAAGGGATTATGGGCTCATGTCGGAGCTCATCCGGGAGCTCGGGCTCAGGGGTTTAGAGAAGGCCATCACGTTGGCCAAGATGAACGTCATCTATGAGGTGCAGGTGAAACAATCACGGAACGCGGCAATGGAGGCGAATGGTGCCTGATGTAAGAATCGACGTCTACGCGGACACCCACGGCGCGCCGAAACAGCTCGGCGATACCGAGAAGGCCCTTGACGGGCTTGAGAAGGGGGCGGGCGTAGCCAATGGAACCATGGGCGGACTATGGAAACAGTTTGCCATCGGTCAACTCGCCGTCGCGGCCCTGAAAAAGGCTTACGATTTACTCAAGGGCGTGGTCGAAGACAGCATCAAGAACGCGCTCGCACAAGAGAAGGCCGATGTCGCACTCCAGGCGGCCATCGAGATCACCGGGCGAACCGTCGAGGGAAATCTCCAACACTACCTTGACTTCGCCGCGGCGCAGATGAAGCATACGACCTACACGGACGACGAAATAGAGGCCAGTCAGGCCCTCCTCCTCCAGCTTACCAGCCTTGACCAAAACGGAATCGACCGGGCGACAAAGGGCGCGATGGGCCTGGCGACGACGATGGGGATGGATCTCCACGGCGCGACGGTGATGGTCACGAAGGCGATGGAGGGCAATTACGGAGCATTAGGCCGGGTCGGGATCAAGGTCGCCGAGAACTTGACGGCCGAGCAGAAGCAGGCATCGCTTCTCGACCAGCTGGACAAGCTTTACCAGCGCTCAACGGCGGAAACGGATACCTTCGGCGGCGCTCTCAAGCAACTCAAGAATTCCTGGGGTGAGGCGCTGGAGACGACCGGTATGGCGATCCTCAAGAACGAAAAGGCCAAGGAGGCCATAAAAAACCTGAAGGAATGGATCGACAAGGTAGCATCATCGCCCGAGTTTCAGGACTTTCTTAAGGATGCCGTTGCCGGCTTAATTAAGGCGGCGGAGTTTGCGGGGAAATTCGCGAATGCCGTAATCACCATCTATGATAAATGTATCACGACAAACAAGGCACAGAGAGAATTAAACACAACCTACGACGCATTTCATAAGAGCATCCGCCTTGCGATTGACGGCGGGCGCGACTATGAGGCCGAGATGAAGGCGGCCACGGAAGCTGCGGCTAAAAACAAGAAGGCCATTAACGAAACGGGAACCGCTGTTCATGGCCTATCGGCGGAGCAAATCAAGGCGGCGGCCGAAGCGAAGAAGATGAAGGATGAGCTGGAGAAATCGGCGAAGGCCATTCTCGATAAGTATAACCCGCTTCGGACCGCGATGAAGAAGGTCTTGGACGAAGAAATCTTGCTGACAAAAGCCTTTAAGGCGGGGGCCATCTCGGAGGCGCAATATCGAATCGGCATGGCGGCCAGCGAGAAAGAGCTCCGGTCTTTCGGGTCAACGATCATCAATACCGCGATCCCGGCCTATAACCGAATGCAGGCTGTAGCTGCAAAGGCGGTCGTCACAATGGCGGCGGGGCCCCCCAAGGTCACTAAGGCCTGGGGTGTCGCCGCGAAGCAATGGGTGCTCAAGAATCAAGAAAGCTTCAGCCAAATCCTCGACGCGGCATCCAGCGTCGTCGGCCAAATCGAAGGAATCCTACAGCAGAGCGCAACAAACAGAATGGCCATATTGGACCAGGAATACCAGGCCCGACTTGCGCTCATCGAAAACAGCAAAATGAATGAGGAGGAAAAAGAGGCGGCCATCACGGCCCTGGACGCTCAATACAGCATGAAGCGTCGGGCGATGGAGGTGCAGAACGCCCAACAGGCGAAGGTCGTGGCAATCGCCAACGCGATCATCAACGTCGCCCTGGGCGTGACAAAAGCTCTGTCCGCGCTCCCTCCGCCGTTCAACCTCATTCTTGCGGCCATCACGGCGGCGGCCGGGGCCGTCCAGATCGCCTTGATTCGTTCCCAGCCCATCGGGGCGGCGGCCGGCGCCATCTTCAAGCGGAAAGCCCTGTTGATGTCGCAGAACACCGGCCAAGAGTACGAGGTCGCCGAGGGCGGAGAAGCGGAAATTGTGAGCTCTCCGCGGCAACTTCGGCAAGCAATCCTGGGCAAGGACGAGAGGTCCGGCCGGACGATCTCGCTGACGGTCCCGATCTATGTCGGGGCCAACCTCATCAAGAAGGAAATCATAACCATCGTTGAAGAGGCCGGCCAGCTGGGCCGCCTTCGTATTGCCGGAAGGGCGGTGGCATAATGTCGGTCCTTATTTGTCATACGAATCTCTGGCGCGATGGGTCGATAATCGCGGTGACGACCGAGGCGGCGCAGTTCCCCGCTGAGTACACACAAGACGATTCGCCTCAACTATTCTGGCGGTCGACGGCGATCGCGGCCGAGCAGGACATCGACTGCGACCTCGGCGCGGCGCACGAGTATGATTTCGTCACCCTCCTGAATCACAATCTTACAAGCGGCGCGACCATCAAGATCTATGGCGCGACGGATGCCGCATTCACGACCGGGGTCGTCGAGGACTCCTTGACCTACAATGGGAACAATCTCTGGATGGTCCTCGGGACGGCCCGGACGAAACGGTATGTCCGGATCGCGCTTACCGACGCCGCGAACCCCTCGGGATACCTCCGGGTCGGGACCATTATCGTCGGCAAGGGCAACGCCCTGAACCGGGGCCCGAGCGTTCCGTATCAGCGCGGCCTATTCAATGAGACCGAAATCGAGTATTCGCCTTCGGCTAATCTGTTTACCGTCCAGGAACGCCCCTCGCTCAATAATAAGGTGCTCACGTTCATCGGACTGGATACCGCCTCCGAGCTCATCGTGGAGGCCCTATTAAGGTTGTGCGGATCCCATGTGGCCTGGGTGCTTTGTTTTGATTCCGCCACGCCGAACTCCAACAGCTACTGGGTCCACCTCAAAACACAGGAACTCCCGGAGTTCCAACATGCAAGCTATTGGAACTGGCCGGCCGAGATCGAGGAGATTATTTAATGGGCGCCCCTGCGGCTCCGGTCAATTTGACGGCGACTGCCGTTTCGCCGACGAAGATCGGACTGTCCTGGCATAACCCGGAGGCTTTTGATGATGTTATATTCGTTGAAAGAAAACCCGGCGGCGGCGGTTGGGCAGCCTTAGCGACCATCAACGGAACCGATGAATCTTATAACGATACCTCCTGCGGAGATGGTACGTTATATTCGTATCGGGTCCGAGGAAGAAATGACACCGGCGAAGGTTACGAATACTCTGGCTACTCGAACGAGGCGGATGCGATAACGCCGCTCCCCGCTCCGACCGGGTTGAAGGGAACCTCGAACGCCGCCGGAACCGCGATTACTCTTACGTGGAACGATAACTCACAACACGAGGATAGTTTCAAGATCTTCCAGGGCGCGGCGCTTATTCACACAACCGCCGCCAATGTCGAGTCCTACCCGGTGACGGGCCTGACTCCGGGGCACACCTATACATTTTCGGTTAAAGCCTATAATGCGGTGGCCGGATATTCCTCGGCGAGTTCCGGCGACATCGGCACGGAAGAGCCGATCGTTCCTATAATCACGGACCCGCCCCCGAATAAGCCGTCGGGCCTAACGGCGACGCCGCTCACGACGACATCCGTCCGCCTCAATTGGACGGATAACTCGAACAACGAGGTCGACTTCCATATTGAGAAGAGCTCCACGTCTGCGACAGAGGGCTTCTCAGAGACAGCGCCCCCGACCGTCGGTGCGAATATCACGACCTACACCGCGACCGGCCTTGATTCCGCCGCCCAATATTGGTTCCGGGTGCGCGCCCATAACGCCGTGGGCTACTCCGGCTATTCAAACGTAGCGACGACGACATCGTATGCCGAAATCGCACCACCGACAAATGTCATCGCGACCCCGACCAGCGCGGTTCTCGCCGAAATCACTTTTGACGACAACTCAACGCTGGAGGATGACCATCATTACTACGTGAAAGACGGGGCGGGCGATTGGCCTGCCGAGGGCGCGGCGACAGGAACGGTCGCGCCGAACCGAACCTATTTCACCGTCAGCATGGAGGCGGGGCATACTTATTTGATTCGACTCAAGGCACATCAAGCAGCCTCGTATTCGGGCTACTCGAACGAGGCGGCCTATGCGCCTCTCACCGTGCCGCCCGCCCCGACGAACTTGTCCTTATCGGAGTACCAGGACACTTGGGCGCGGCTTACCTGGACGCCGACCACGGGAGAGGTCGGATACAGCATTGAACAGAGCATAATAAGCGATGTGGCGGGGTTCGCGGAGGTCATGCGAATCTGCGACGACATAGGAAGCATGAAAGTCCCGTGGCTCACGGCTTCGACCCATTATTGGTGGCGGATCCGGGCGTACAGCGGCGCGGGATATTCGGGCTATACGTCGGTCGTGGATGTGATAACCCGGGCGGCTTATTTGCCGTCGAAGTTCGAGAAACTGATTCTCAAGTCAAAGCCGAAACTCGTGTTCTTGGTTGAGGCGAACCCACTCATGGAACTCATGGGATGGATAAATACATCGGGAGTGACCTACGAGGCGGCGTTCGACGAGGCGGGCGCAGCCCTGGACGCGGTATATGAGAACGGACTTGCTCTCAAGGTCAGGACCTCCATCGTGACCGTTGAGGCAACCGCCGGCACGTACTGGCACGATACGGTCAATAAACTGGTCTATGTCCACACGACCGGCGGCGACAGTCCGATCAACGCACTCATCACGGGTTCGCTCCGGCTCTATTTCACAACGTGGCAGGAAGGGAAAACGATTTACAACGGCAACAATTACCTTCCTCTTGTGGCCGCCGACGGCATCCCGGACATCTCGCAGATTATTCAACCCTATTATGAGGGAACGTTCGCCGTATCTTCGGGGACCGTGAGTTTCATCAACGGCAAGGTTCGCAAGGCGTTTTACTTTGACCGCCGATATGCCCGGTATCTCTGGCTCAACCGCAAGGTCAAGTTCCTGGCAGGCGGAACGGACTTCACCTACACGCAATTTGCACACATTAACACGGGATCGATCAACGCAGTCACGATCGACAGTCGGAGGATGAGTCTCGATCTCCGGGATTTCCGGGATGGACTCCACCGCGATCTTCCCGCCGAAAAATACTCGCTGGACATCTATCCCCGGATGGACGTGAATCGCATGGATGCGGAAAGGCCGTTCGGTTTCGGGGCGATCACGAGGGCGATCCCGGTGTACGTTGACCTGACGAATCATGTCTTTGAATTTCATTATGGACGGGTGAAATCGGTCTCGGTCACGCAGAACGGGGTGCCCCTGGTTGAGAATACGAACTATTTCGTTGACTACCAGCGCGGGCGCGTCACGCTCGCTCGCGGACTCGCGTATGTGGATTCGGATATCTTGCTCGTGGATTTCACGGGGTGTGTCAACCCGGCCGATGAGGCTAACGTCACGGGGGCGGAGATCTTTCTATATATCTGCCGGACATGGCTCGGCTGTTCATTGGCGGATATGGACCTCGATGCGATCTACGCGACCAAGTATGAGAAGCCCACGGCCCTTTCGCTTTATCTTCGCACGACCCAGAGTTCCGAGGAAATCATTCGGACCATCGAGCAATCATCCCAGGCTTACACGATGCAGGATGCCGAGGGGCGACTGGGAATACGGGGCGAACAGGCAGCCCCCGCCTCCGGTGCGCCTTACGTATGGGGCCTGCACGTTTTCGATTTCACATCAACAAAGGGGCCGGAACAACTCTATTCGGCGATTAATATCTATTACAACGAGAACCCGTTGAATGATATTTATGCCCTGGCTCAAACCCCCCGACCGATCATTACGTGGAAACATGGGATCAATAAATGCCTGGACATTTATGTCGCCCTGGCCGGGAACTCGGATGCGATCAATCTCGGAATCGCCATCGCCAAGATGATGGAACGGCAACAGATCACTTTCACCGTTCCCCGAGTCCTCTATACGTGCCTGCCGGGGGACGTGATTTATTTCAACCGTTCGCGTTTCCCGTCACTGTCGGGGACGGCGGCGAATCTTCCGGTGAGGATCCTCGGAATATCGAAACTCATCAGCTCGGGCAAGACTGCGATCACGGCAGAGGTCGTGTAAATCTAAATAATTTTAGGAGGTCACTTTGAAAATTAATTTCAGACAGGCCGTTAAAGCCCTTGACGGATCGGACCGCAAGGATCCAAGGGGCGACAAATTCCTTCTCCGGGACGCCTGCATTGTCGCCCTCGACAATTGCGGGGAAGATGAGGCGCGGAAAATCGAGCCGAAGGAAAAATATCGGCGCGGCGACTTGGCGCGGCGAATCTACGGAGCAAAGGAACCCTTCGTCGTCGAAGCTGAGGATATCGCCCTCCTCAAGACGCTCGTCGGAAAGATCTACATGAGCAACATCATCGTTACCGAGGTTTGGGACATGCTCGATCCCAAAGACAAGCCCGCCGGCAATGACGAACCCAAGGCGCCCGCCGGAAGGATACCGCGAAAAAAGGATTAATTCCATTCGGAGTCATCGATGATCGGTACGCAGGTCGTCACGCGCAGCGAGTTCGAGGCCGAACTTCGCAAACTTCGCCTGTCGGTCAGCGGCACGGGCATCACGGCGCTTCCCCCGACCAGTATGTTGGTCAAGATTACCAGGACGTTGATTGCCGGGGCCGGATTGACCGGGGGGGGAGACCTGTCGGCGGATCGCACCTTCGCGGTCGGGGCCGGGACCGGGATCGCGGTCGGCGCCGATGCGGTGTCGCTGTCCCATCTTGGTCTGGAAGCTCTGACCAATCCTGGGGCGGATCGCATCTTTTTCTGGGACAACTCGGAGGTTGCGAGTAAGTGGTTGACGTGCGGCGACAGCATCGTCATCACGACGACCACCCTTGACACGATACAGGACATCAGGACATCGGCGACTCCGACCTTTGCGGGGCTTTATCTCAAGTCGTCGTCCGCTGCGCCGTTCCTGAAACTGACGAATGAAAGTGATACGGCCCGCGACCCGATCATCCAGTTCGCCGTCGGGGCGACGCCCGTGACGAAGTTCACAATGGGCGTGGACGACAGCGACAGCGACAAGTTCAAGATTAGCCAAGGTAGTGTCCTAGGGACGACCGATAGGTTTGTTATTTCATACGGCGCAAGCCCTTGGATAGGGTTCTTTACGGCTAGCCCTGAAGCCCCAATTCACTACAGGACCCCAGTTCCGGCGACTTTTCCAGACGTTATTTTAGAAGAAACCGGATCAGGGAAGGCGCTTCAACTTTGTCTGAGGAATCTTGGCCGGGACTGGTGGGTGAGTTCAGATAATGAATTTGATGAGTTCACTATCGCGGATTATACGCTCAACCCAACCGGATATGGCAAACATAGAATCGTCATCAAGGGGAATGGCGGGCCAATTCTTTTCCCGAGAAACGATACGAAACTTCTTATTAACGATACCTCGAATGCAATGATGACCTGTGGATTGACTATTCATGGCGGCTTCGATGAGAACTTGGCGCTGAAATCGTCGTGCGGTCACGGAATGACGAGCCTTGCGGAGACAGATACTTACGCGACGTTTATGCCCGTTAACGACTATGATGCCGGTTTAAGGATGACGGCCTACGGTAAAAATGACGTTGCATTAGCCGTTTGTGCATATTATACGACCTCAAGCACAACGAAATCTTCCTCTGGCCTAGCTCCCATTGTCTTTTATCCTGCCAAGAAAAGCGGGAACACCGTTGGGGCCGTGGGGGCAGACGACAACCTGGTTGCCATTCGCCCACTAAAGGCAGGTGGATTCTATCAGACCGCGTGGATCTGCGATGAGGATGGGGACACCTGGCAGAGCGGGACGGTGACGGCAAGTCGGGGTATCTTTGATGTGGCGATAGGGACGGCACCCTTGGTCATTACTTCGACCACCATCGTTCCGAATCTCAATGTGGATCTCTGGGAGGGACTGCATCTTCCGGCTCTCGATTCCGGGAAATTTCTGACTAATGATGGTTCAGTCCTTGAATGGGACTATCCCACTTTTGCGATTCTTTCCGATTGCCCTCCCTCATTTTCGGGCCACGGAGGAGAATTTGTCAAGGTCAAGGCGGGAGAGACAGGGCTTGAATTCGTCGCATCCTCGGCGGCGGCCCACAATCTCCTGAGCACGGCTCACGGAGATACATTGGCCGATGCCGTCGTGGCCGGAGACATCCTGATTGGGAACGCAACCCCGAAATGGGCAAGGCTGCCGAAGGGAACGGACGGCTATGTGCTAACAATGGTATCCGGTCTTCCAGGCTGGGCTGTCGGGTCCGGAGGAGGGGGAAGCGCCCCGGACCACGCAAAATATATCGTCGGTGCTGCGGATGGGGACCTAACTGCCGAAAAGGTCAAGGCACAACTTTATAATAACTACGACATCGACGATACTCCGGCGTCGCCGAATGCGATGGATGACGAATTCGATGATTCAAGTCTCGATGGGAAATGGACAAAAGTAAATGATCCGGGTGCACCAAACGCCATAAGCGAGACGGCCTACCCAGGTTACCTCTGGGTTGGCCTGCCGGAACTTGTGACAGATGACTTCGATCATTTAGTTCGGATTTATCAAGCGCCACCCGCCGGAAGCGTGGCATGGACATTTATTATTAAGGCGTCTGTCGGCGTTGAGGCATTGGCAAGCTCTACGGACGCGGGAGAGTTTGCGGGAATCGGGGTTTATATAGGAACCCTTGCTGACGATGAACTTATCGCGTCTATCATGCAATATAATGACGCAGTGGGAGATTATTTGGCCTGTCGTCTCCAGGGGCAAAACGACATGGGACTTACAACATTCAATAATTACGAGATTGTTCCTGCCG